ATTATTGTCTTCTGCTATCTTTCTCCATGCAGGATTAGGTTTTTTAGCATAAAATTTTCTAGTTACAAACATATTTAAATATTTTTCAAAATAATATATATTTATTTCAGTCATTTTTAATAATCTTAACAAAGGATATAATTCTCTTTGAGTTAAACTCTCTTTTATATCCAAAGTTGCAGCAGGCACTTCTGCGCATCTTACTCTACTTAAAGTACCTGTTTTTTTACCTCTTTCTGCACTTGCTTCCAAATCATTTAAAGTAGGCCCTTGAACACCAACAGGAAGCCATTCATAAGGTATTTCAAAAAAATCAGTGTTATCTCTTGGATTTATAATTTTTATTCTATCCATATATTCGACCTCCTAACTTACTAATAATGGTTTTCCAAGTTCTTTTTCAGATAATCTCAAACTGTCAACAACTAATTTTTGGAAATTTCTATCTCCAAATTGAGCAATTAAAGTTAGATTTCTAAATATAATATCCTTTTCTTGTTGATTATAGTTTAACATCTTATCCATGAATTCACTCATTACCTCTCTATCAGCTTGTTTAATTGTTTCAAGCGGAGCTTCAATGTTAGTTCCATGTCTTTGATCACCTAACACTGCCATAAATTCGTGTCTAGGTGGAATTACATCACCTTTTGCTAAATAAGGTATTTGTGGAACTTTTATTTGAGGTATCCATTCAAATGGTTTCCATCCCCATAAATCTACACTTCTTAAATTTCCTAAGGCTCTATTAATGCCATCAAATGGTATAGCAACTACTTTGTTAATTCCAGTTATTATTGCATTAACAATATTTTTAAACGAATTTAAAATTCCTTCTTTTATACCGTCAAATATTTTTCCACCTGTTGAAAATATATTTTTAACTGCATTCCATGCATTTGAAAATGTATCTTTAAAGAATTGTCCAACACTTGAAAATATATTCTTAATACCATCCCAAATACCTCTAAATAATTCTAAAACTTTATTTGCAATGGATTTAATACCCTCAATCATACCTTTTATTAAATTAATACCTAAATCTTTAAATACAGTTGAAGGACTATGAACACCAAAGAATTCTAATATTCTATCTAAAATCTTTGCAAATAATCCTATTATGAATTCAATACATGCTAAAATTCCTTCTCCTAATCCTAATAAAATATCTCTACCAAGACCTATCCAATCGACATTAGTAATAAAATCTATAATTGCATTGGCAATATCCATACCTAATTGCACCCAATCGGTTTGTTGAAATTTAGTAATAATTGTTTCTATCCATTCTTTAACAGAATCACTAATTTTTTGACCAACTTGTCCCCAATCAATGGATAAAAATAATGTTAAAATGCCGGATAATCCTTCCCATAGCATGTTTAAAATTGATACTCCTATTCCTCCCCAATCGATACTTACAAAAGTATTTGTTAATAATGTACCAATACTTGCCCAATCAATTTGAGATAAATAAAAAGTTATTTGGTTTATTGCATCTCTTATACCATCGCCTAAATTTTTAAATACTTTTGGCCAATCAACTGCCAAAATCATTTTTTGAAATCCTAGTAACGCTTCGCCATAAACACTAACTAATCCTACTAAAATCCCACTAAAATCAACGTTTGTTAAAAATGAACTTATACTTTTCCCTATTCCAGACCAATCAACACTTTTAATTTTATTTTTTAGCCAATTTAATGAGCTTACAAATGCTTGACTTATAGTTTGTGCTATACCTGCCCAATCACCACTTTTTAACATTTCTTTAAATTTATTTAATGTATCAAGTAATTTTTGATTAACTTCAACAGCACCACTATAATCAATTGAACTACCGCCACCACTGTCTGATTCACTAATAACTTCTAGATTATCAAAGCTAGCTAATGAACCACTAGCTTTCTTTCCACTTTTTGCAGTATCATCTAAAGCACTTGATAATCCTTGAGCTTGCTTTTTAGCATCGGATAAATTCATTCCAAATAAACTAGATACAAATTTAGCAATAGTTCCAGTAACCTGTGTTAATACATTCATTAATGTTCTAAGTGCCGGCAATATTGCATTATATATTGGTACAAAAGCAGTCATTAAGTTAGCCTTAATTTGATTTAAACTAGTATTAAAAGAATCATCTATCTTTAATAAATTTATAAATCCATTTCTTAATGCAGTTAGACCCTTTCTTAACAAATTAAATATTGCAACTGCTAAAATTAAACGAGTAACTCTTTTTTTGAATTTATCAATTTTAGAACCAACTGAATTTACACTTTTTCCAATTCCTTTAAATGCACTAGACACTTTGTTTTTAAAATTATTTATACCTTCAGCAGTTTTTTCTAATTTATCTTTTAATCCACTTATTCCTTGCCCAATTCCACGAACCATATTTCCAAATCTAGATCCATCTGGATTTAATGCATCGTTTATTTCATCTTTTAATTCATTAGCATGATTTTTTGTTTCAGACAATCTACTATTCGCTAAACTTAATTTATTTTTTAAATTATCTACAATAGCATTTTGTTTATCTAAAGCATCTGCATTTTTTACAGTATTATTTTTACTGTATTCATTTTGTAATTCTTGTGCTTTAACTTTAGCATAATCTAGTTGTTGTGAAACTTTATTTATTGCAATTTCTTGACTTTTTATACTATCAACTGACTTATTATATTGATTTATTAAATTATTAGTATGTTTTTCTAAATCTCTAAAATCTTTATCAATTTTGCTGTAATTCATACTTGTATCAACTACAACACCTTTTCTTTCTGTCAGTTAAACACCTCCTTATTTTTGAGTTTTATGAAATTCTTCAAAGAATTGTTTTCTTGCTTCTGATTGAACATGTACTTCCTCTAATTCAACTAAATCTTTGATTTTTTCATATTGTTTTTTCTCATCTTTAGTTAATTTTCCCTCAAGTTTTCTTTTTCTATAGTATGTTATTTCTCCAAACATACAATCAGGAGACATATCCATAAAAAAAGACATAAATTTCCACCAATGTGTATTTGGTTTTTCTTCAATGTCTATGTGATGAGTTGAATTAATACCAGTAAATATATAATTAGCATCTTTTTGAAATGAATAAACTCTATTTTTAGAATGCTTAAATTCATTATACTCTTTACCACAATTTATGAATTTAATTGCTTGTAAACACGCTTCTTCGAAATCCTCACTTGGTATTTCATCTTTATAAATATTTTTAACCATTATATATAGTTGTTCTTCTTTAGTAAGTTCTATATCTTCAAATGCAAGTATAATTCTTATAATTGTTTGATAATCATAGTTAATATCATATATGCTGTTATTTACCCTTATTTTAGTGGGTAATTTTGATGTTAAAATATTCATTAATTCAACACTTCAACATCATCACTTTTTGGCATATATTTATTAACTTTCTTACCTCTAGCTTCTTGTATATAAGGCATTATAAAATCAATTAATGGTGATAAAGTGTTAATATTTTTAGAACCACCAGTAATTATATCCATTGTTTCTTTACCAAATACTTCAGTTAAATCATTTATAACACTTTCAACTACCTCATACTCAGTTGTATAAATTTCATTAACCTTATTTAAATTTGTTTCTACACTTTCAAAATCTTCTAATTTTTCTAATGTAATATTTGGTATATCATTTATTTTACCTACTTCATTTATTTTTTTTATTGCTTCACTTAAATTTTTTGTGATTTTTGATAATTTTGACATTATTGTTGAATCATTAGGATCAAATTTAATTTCTCCTAATTTATTTCCATTCTTATCTAAAATGTCTTCTTTTACTATTTTATTTTCTATTATTAAAGCCATAACATTCTTTCCTTTCATTAAATTCAAAAATAAAGAGGGGTTTATTCCCCCCCTCAATTATGCTGTCGTAGTTGGTGTAAATTCATGTGTAGAATTATTATAAGTTCCGTGTACTTTATTACCTTTCCAATTAAGAGTAATTGGTCCACTTAACTTAGTAGTATCTCCACCCCAACTAGTTAAATCAACTAC